CCAACAAGACAAGAAAGTTATAAACTAGATTATATCGGTAAAGTTGAATTAGGTATTGGTAAAGATGAAATGCCATATGAAACTTTTAGAGAGTGGTACACAAAAGACTTTCAATCATTTGTAGACTATAACATACAAGATGTAGAAATCGTTGATAGACTAGAAGATAAATTAAAACTTATTGAATTAATATTAACAATGGCATATGAGGCCAAAGTAAACTATGATGATGTATTCTCACAAGTAAGAGTGTGGGATGTTTTAATCTATAACTATTTAAGAAAAGAACATATTGTAGTACCTGAAAAATCTGAACAAGTAAAAGATACAAAGTATGATGGTGCATATGTAAAAGAACCATTGACAGGTATGCATGACTGGATTGTATCATTTGATATCAATTCACTTTATCCTCATTTGATTATGCAGTATAATATATCGCCAGAAAAAATAGTTGGTATGAATCCAGAAGGTACATCTGTAAATAAATTATTATCTAGAAAATTAAATCTTGAACATTTAAAAAATAAAGATGTATGTATGGCACCTAATGGTGCAGTCTTTAAAAGAGATAATGCAGGTTTCTTACCTAGGCTATTAGATAAGATGTATCAAGATAGAGTTGTCTACAAAAAGAAAATGATGGAGGCTAAAAAACTTCATCAAGAAACTGGTGATGACAAATATAAAAATGAGATTGCAAGATGTCATAACATTCAATGGGCAAAAAAGATTGCATTGAATAGTGCCTATGGTGCTATCGGTAATCAATACTTCAGATACTATGATGTCAGACAGGCAACAGCAATTACATCATCTGGTCAATTAGTTATTAGACATATTGAAACTGAAGTAAACAAATATATGAATAAGATTTTACAGACTGAAAATGAAGACTATATTGTGGCATCCGATACAGATTCTATCTATCTTAAATTAGATAGTCTAGTAGAAAAAACATGTAAAGATAAAACAATAGACCAAAAAGTAAACTTCATTGATAAAGTTGCACAACAAAAGATAGAACCATTTATTGAAAAATGTTTTAATGAGTTGGCAGATTATACTAACGCATTTGAACAAAGAATGGTTATGAAACGAGAAGTTATATCTGATAAGGCAATATGGACTGCTAAGAAAAGATATATGTTGCATGTATTAGATGATGAAGGTATCAGACTTACAAAACCTAAAATGAAAATTATGGGTATTGAGGCAGTTAAATCTTCAACACCAGAAGTTTGTCGTGGTAAAATTAAAGAGGCAATTGATATCATGATGACTAAAGATAATGATACACTTATAAAATTTGTTGCAGACTTTAGAGAAGAATTTAATAAGATGACACCAGAACAAATATCTTTTCCTAGAAGTTGTAATAATTTAAGAAAGTATAAAAGTACAAAAGATATTTTTATAAAAGGCACACCTATACATGTAAAAGGTGCATTGATTTATAATTATCAAATAAAAGAACATAAGATAGACCATATCTATCCTGAAATTCAAGAAGGTGATAAGATTAAGTTTATAAAACTAAAAGAAAGGAATCCTTTTAAGTATGATGTAATAAGTTACATTACAAAACTACCTAGAGAATTTAATTTAAATGATTATATTGATAGAGACATTATGTTTGAAAAAACATTTATAACTCCTCTATCATTTATATTAGAGAGTATTGGTTGGGAAGTTGAAAAGAAAGCAAGTTTGGAGGCATTTTTCGGATGAGCGATTGGTTAAAAGAATATGCAAATGAAAATGGTTTACCTATAATGAATCAGAGTGAGTTTGAACATCACACAGATAGAATAGGTAAAGAACAATTTAGATTAGACTTAGCAGAATATATTGCTAACAGTAGACCTGAGTTTCCATTAAAAGAAATTACAGAAAAAGATGTTAGAAAACTATTTAATGAGTTAAAGAATGATGACATATGGAAGATAATAAAACCTATAGAAAATATAGACAAAACAGTATTTGAAAAATATGAAGATTACAAATACCCATTTAAAGAACATGGTCTAGGATTAATTGATGGTCCTAGTACATACAATTCTATTAGTAATTATTTTCATCAACCATTAAGATTAAATTGTGGTAGTTATGGATTTGAAGCACCCATACAAGTATGGAATGAAGGCACAGCGAAAGATATCTGGAAGTGTTTAGGTCCTATTTGGCGTGGTATTAATAATATGAAAAAAGTTAATATTGATGGCGAAGAAAAACTTAGAGGTGGTTCATTAACTAATGCAAGTTATATGAGTGCATTTAGATTAGGTACTTATATTGCAACACAATTTAAACCTAATGTTGCAAAGGCAATATATCAAATGACAGACGCTAAAAAAGTTTTAGATACAAGTTGTGGCTGGGGTGATAGACTTGCAGGTTTTTATACTTCAGACGCTGAAGAATATATTGGGTGCGACCCTAATCCAAATACTTTTCATCAGTATTATCATCAGATTGAAACTTATGAAAAACTTTTAGGTAATAAAGATGTTAAGATACATGCAGGACAAACTACAAAAGATAGTCCTTCATTTATAGGTGTAGAAGGTAAAAAGAAAGTTAGAATTTATAGATGTGGTGCAGAAAATTTACCTTGGGATGAAATCAATAATGTAGATTGTGCATTTACAAGTCCACCTTATTTTTCAACAGAAGAATATAATAAAGGTGGTGAACATGAAGAAGACCAATCATGGTCTAAATTCAATGAGTATGAAAAGTGGCGTGATGATTTCTATTTACCAGTTGCACTAAATAGTCATAAGAGTTTATCAGATAATGGTTTTCTATTTGTAAATATCATGGACCCTAAAATAAAAGGTAAAAGATATTATAGTTGTGATGAATTAGTTGATTCTTTATCAGACTATTTCATAGGTCAGATTGGCATGAGAATTATGCAAAGACCACAAGGTAATGCTAAATTTAAAACAAAAGAAGAATTGAATGAGTTTATGAATATGTTGTTCATAGAAAATGTATGGTGTTTTCATTCTGTACATTCCGACTTAGATTTATTTAGACATTCAAGAGTAACCACACTTGACAATTTCTTCTAGATGGTGTATAATGATTTTCATATTGAGGTAATATTATGAGTGATTTTTTAAAAGATATAATTAAAGAAACAGGCAATGAATATGCTACTTTAGCATCCGACGGTGTTACAGGTGGTGATGTTGATAGCTTTATTGACACTGGTTCATATGCTTTCAACGCCTTATTGTCAGGCAGTATTTACGGTGGGCTACCAGGTAATCGTATAACAGCAATTGCAGGTGAGGCCGCTACAGGTAAAACTTTCTTTGCATTGGGTGTATGTAAAAGTTTTCTAGATAAAGATAAGAATGCTGGTGTGATTTATTTTGAATCAGAAAATGCAGTATCTAAAGATATGCTAGAACAAAGAGGCATAGATGTAAACAGAGTTGTTGTTGTACCAGTTGCAACAGTACAAGAGTTTAGAACACAATCAATAAAAATTATTGACAAGTATCTAGAACAAGAATCAGACAAAAGAAAACCTATCATGTTTGTACTTGATTCCTTAGGCATGTTATCTACTACAAAAGAAATGGAAGATACTGCTGAAGGTAAAGAAACAAGAGACATGACTAGAAGTCAAATTGTCAAATCAGCATTTAGAGTTTTAACTTTAAAACTAGGTCAGGCAAATGTACCAATGATTATGACTAATCATACATATGATGTGATTGGTTCTATGTTCCCACAAAAAGAAATGGGTGGTGGTTCTGGTCTTAAATATGCAGCTTCAAGTATTGTATATCTTGGTAAAAGAAAAGAAAAAGATGGAACAGAAGTTGTCGGTAATATAATTCGTTGTAAAAATTACAAGTCTAGAATTACAAAAGAAAATGAACAAGTAGATGTTAGACTTACATACAAAAGGGGTCTTGACAAATACTATGGTCTTTTAGAATTAGCAGAAGAATGTGGCTTGTTTAAAAAAGTATCAACAAGATATGAATTACCAGATGGCAACAAACAATATGCAAAAACAATAAATAATGAACCTGAAAAATATTTCAAAAAAGAAGTATTAGAGAAGATTGATGAGTACACAAAAAGAAAATTCACCTACGGAACAGAAGAAGACTAAACCTTATGTCTTTGCACAAAGACCTGATGATGATTATACTTGCATAAAACTTACTGAAG